GCACCTGCAGAGGTAATAGTACCTGCTAAATTCCCTGCAGTACCACCTGCAACACTTGTTAAATCAGAAAAGTTTGCTGTTTCACCTGTAGTAACTGCACTACCTGCTAATGGATCTGCCTGTGTAAATGACTGACTAAAGGAAAAACTATTGGCTGGAACATCCTGTGTGACTGTTAAATCTGGTACTGAACCTACTCCTGATGAAATAGTTAAAGAACCTACCCCATTAGCAACTGCACTTCCTCCTGATGTATAGGTTGTATCAACTCCTGTACCACTTATGCTATAGCTACTACCTATGCGGTCAGAGGATGTTGTTGCACCTCCAACTGTTAGTTTTACAGAACTGGTAATACTGTGAGAAAGATCTGCATAGCATGGTGCAGAAAAGCAGAATAATAAAACTAATAATTTTTTCATTTTTTGTCCTCTTTTTTATCTACAACTTCAGCCCCTAAAATTTTTAAAGGTGTTTCTACCCTTATAACTTGATAATTGCTTTGTTGTGTAGCTAATAACTGTTCTACTTCTTTTTTATTTAATGGTTTCTCATCTGGTTTGTATGTTCCATCACCACGTTTTTTAGCACCTTCTAAACCAAAACTAGCTAAAGCACCAGTTAAGAGCGAAGCAGGAAAAGTAATATCTTTTGGCTCGTTACTATAACCTGGAATAGTTATGTAATTAAGAGAAACAATAAATCCACTCCAACCAACTACTACAAGTCTTACGATAACTGAGATAAAAGCAAGTTGTTCTTCTTTATCCTCAATAGTTTCTTTGATTTTTTGAATTGGATTTTTGTTTTTTTGTTCTTTAGTTTGTTCTGGCATAACGTATAAAAAGCCTGACAATGGGGGATATTCAGGCTTAGTGACTTGTTTTAATAGTCAAGCTAAACTTAGCAAATAATACTATTCTTGGGTAGTATACCCTTTTTTACTATGACTGCATTGTTAAAACCAATACTTCTCAAGTTTGCAAGAAGTGAATCATTAAGAAAATTATGCTTAGCTATTTTGAAAGATTTAGTAAAAAAAACAGATAATGATATAGATGACAAATTAGTAGAGCTAATAGAAGCAAAACTATTTCCTGTTAAGTAGACAATAAAAAACCCCTTAATAGGGGCTGTGTATCTGTTGTAGGTTTTGTTTATGCAAATGAACTGTATAAACCATTTTCATATTTAACAACTAAGAATGTTTTTGTACCTCTTGGCTTTCTTACTGTAAATTGTGTTCTGTCGTTTCCTTTGTGTGTATAGTTTTCTGCTTTTAAAACTATGTATTGTCTATTTTTGATTGTGATTGTGTTTGTCATTTGGAAACCCCTCGGTTGTGTATGTACTTAGTATAACAAGGGGTATACCCCTACGTAGTAATATTACAAACATCTTTACATTTAATTAATATTATGTCGGGAGATGGGTCATGCCAAAACATGCCTTGTCTTTCCTAGTTGAGTAGGTTTTTTATAACTTTCAAGTTAGAACCAAAGAAACTAACTATCAGGCTTCCCGACAATTTTCACTTCTGCAACTGTGAACACGCTGCAGAGATATTTAAAGTGTAGCAATCGTAATTAGTTAGGGTATTAAGACTGCTTGTAGTGGCGGTGAAGATAAGACCACTTGTAGCTAATAGCATTAGGAAGTTAGACATTTGGAAACCCCTCGGTTTGTTTGTGTATTAGTATTATGTACTCGGAGTATACTCTTGTCAATACGTAGCCATATTATTTATTTATTTAATAAACTTGCATATTGCTCAAGGGTCATTACAACCCTCCAGTTATCACCCTCTAAGCATCCTGGCCTTTTATTAAATCGCACCATTGTTATGGCATGATCTGCCTTTGCATTTTTACGTTGTTCTTCTGCTTCCCTCGGTTTACGAAGTACTGCAGCATTTTTATCCTTAAGATCGCATACCTGCACAACTGTATTAGGAATACCAACAAGGTCACCTTTATCTTTTTCTTGACCTGCACCAAAACGTCTTTCAACTTCATAACCAGTTGCTTTTGATAGAAACATACAGGCTTCTCTTTCAGCCCTATCTCCTTTGTTTTTTGCTGTATTCATTTTTCTAATTCCTGTATTCTTCTTTTTATTGCTTCATCCCTTACTAAAAATTCCTTCATATCTAAATTGTCAAACCAAAATGCATCTTGTAATGCTGCAAGTTGTTGATAATAATTTTCTATTCTTGGATCTTTAGTTAGGTTTTGTTCTTCTTTTTC